TAAGAACTCCATCTACTGATGTGGTGCCAATCTCAGGTCAGTTCAGCACAGCAACTGCTACACTAACTGACTATATCGCATCTGAGTATTCAGATATTTTTAATCAAGCAAAAGTAAACTTTGATGAAAGACAAGAGTTAGCAAAGTTAGTAGGTAATGCAATCGGCAGAAGAGAAGATCAAATCATTATTGATGCTCTTATAGCTGGTTCTGCTGGAAGTACTGTAGCTAATACTGTTGTCACAAGTGGATCAGCAGTAGCTTCTGACTTGAACGTTGGTAAGATTATCGCAGCTAAGAAAGCTTTAGATACTAATTCTGTACCACCACAAGACAGACACATGATCATTCATGCGAGTTCTTTAGCTTCATTGTTAGCTGACGAAAGAGCAGTTAGCTCAGACTTCATCCAGTTACAAGCTTTAGCACGTGGCGAAATACAGCAGTTTGCTGGTTTTAATATCCACATGATAGGCGATAGAGATGAAGGCGGTTTACCAAAAGACGGATCTAACGACAGAACATGTCTAGCATTCCACAAGGATGCAATCGGATGTGCTATAGGTATAGCTCCAAAAGTTGAGGTAAACTACATTCCTGAGAAAACTTCTTTCTTAGTATCAGCAATGTATTCAGCCGGTGCCGTAGTAATTGATACTGCTGGCCTCGTTGATATTACTTGTAGGGAGAGTTAATCATGGCTTTTAGTAGAACTGGGATAAACCCAATAGGCGGTCAATCCAAAAAAGGAACAGCCCCTCAAATGTGGACATATACATCTGCGGATGCAATAGCTACTGTTAACACAGCCGGTTATTTCAATGACATGTCAGATGATTTGTCTGTAGGTGATGTTATCTTCGTACATGACAGCAATACTCCAACATTAAGTATTGTGATGGTTGCATCTAATGCATCCGGTATTGTTGATGTTACAGATGGCACAACTGTCGCTATGACTGATGGTGATTAACAACTAACCTAGGGGGAATTCCCCTCCCCCTAGAAACTTGGCGAGGTCCTTGGATTATGGCTGTAGGTGATACTGACGTTTCGATTTGTTCTCAAGCACTCCTCCTCCTAGGAGCAAATCAAATCACTAGCTTTTCGGATGGTTCGGCCCCCTCTTCGGTTTGCTCGGCCTTATATCCAAGGATCAAGTCTCAGACCCTTGGCATGTATCATTGGTCTTTTACCTTAACAAAAACAACTTTAACAAGATTAGTTACACCTCCTACGAACGTATATTCGTATGCTTATCAGTTACCTAGTGATATGTTTTTAGGTGTTCCTAGGGTTGTTTATGCTTCAACATCTTTATCCGCTCCTAATGTAACCGATTACCAAATTCAAGGTGATCAACTATTTACGAATGAAGAAACTGTAGTTGTGGATTATCAAAAACTAGTTACAGAAGCAGCTATGCCTTCATACTTTGTGCAGTTATTAATTTATCAAATGGCCTGGCATTTAGCCGAGCCTATTACCGACCAAATAACAAAAGCTGATTATTGGAGATCTGTAGCCCTAGGAACTGCTTCAGAAAATTACAGAGGTGGTTATTTTAGATCTGCAATAAATATAGATGGTGCTGGTCAGTCAAAAACAGTTATTGCTGATTATCTTCTTACTGAGGTTAGATCTTGAGTAGAGTTACACAATATCAATCAAATTTTACAGTTGGAGAATTAGACCCTTTATTAGTTGGAAGAGTTGATATTCAGCAATATGCATCAGGTCTAGCTAAAGCAGAAAATGTTGTTGTGTTGCCTCAAGGAGGTTTTGAGAGAAGGCCTGGCTCAAAGTTTTTACTAGATATAAAATCGGCAGGTAGTCAATCGGGTATTCCTTCAGCTCTTAATAATGAAAACACTTTAAGTGACATAAGATTAATACCTTTTCAGTTCAGTACTACCCAATCTTTTATGTTACTCTTTGAAAGACAATCTTCAACTGTAACAAGAATGTATGTCTTTTCCCAAGGCGTACAGTTAACTGACATTAGTCAAGTAACTAGTGGAAGTACGACCTTTCATTATAATTATTTAGAAATGAATTTAGGTACTATTGATTTTAATAGAATGTATTTCACTCAAAGTGCTGACACACTTATTTTGGTACATGAAGATATGTCTCCAAAGTCTATTGTAAGAGGTGCCACTAATAATGATTGGACCTTTTCCACAATATCTTTAACTAGTCCTAAAGTTGCTTTTTCTCTATCAACAACCAATCCTGCTGCTACTATTACACCTGATGCAGTTGATGGGACAGTTGAAGTAACTGCGAGTGCTTCTGTATTTACCGCATCTCATGTTGATCAATACATAAATGTTCTCAATGGTTTTGGACGAGCTAGAATAATAGAACAAGTATCCGGAACTAAAGTTAAGGTCATTACAGAAATACCATTTTTTAAGGCTAGCCAAGCAATAGCTTCCGGTGCTTGGGAGTTAGAAACTGGGTATGAAGATGCTTGGTCAGCCTCTAGAGGATATCCAAGGACCTGCTCTTTTCATGAAGGCCGTTTATATTTTGGCGGAAGTAAAAGTCTACCTAATACATTGTTTGGCTCTAAGGTAGCGGATTTTTTTAATTTCAAAATTGCAGAAGCTTTAGATGATGATGCTATCTTGGTAACAATGAATACAGATAGTGTTAATGCTATTACTGCCATGAGATCAGGTAGAGATTTACAGATATTTACAAAAGATGCTGAGTTCTTCGTACCACAAGCTGACCTAGATCCTATTACGCCATCTAACATTGTTATTAAGAATGCTACTAGAAGAGGTGCTAAAGAAGGTATAAAGCCGGTAATGGCCGAAGGTGGTACATTGTTCATCCAACGTGAAGGTAAAGCTCTCAGAGAGTTTTTATTTAGCGATGTTGATCTAAACTATCAGGCTAACAATATTTCTTTATTATCATCACATTTATTAAAAACACCTAGATCTATGGCGTTAAGAGTTGCTACTAGTACTGATGATGGGGACTTGTTATTAATAGTAAATGATGATGATGGGTCTATAGCAGCGTTTTCAATATTGAGATCGCAAAACGTGGTAGCTCCTTCAGAGTGGACTACAGATGGAGATTATTTAGACGTAGCCGTTGATCAAAGTGATATCTATACAGTAGTTAGAAGAAGAAGATCAACTAATACTTATGTTTTGCAACTTGAAATATTTGATGATCAAAGAACTACAGATTGTGGCATACAATATTATGGCGTTATAGATAGTCTTGTCTCAAATCAATCAAATCGTCATTCAGGTCCAGGTGCTACATTTGGTGCGGATGTTTTCCCTGATCAACCTTTACCAATAGCAACTTATCCCGCAGGTCAAGCGTATACAAATGAAGAAAATAGAATAATTGGCACCACTTCACAACTAACAGAATTAGAGCATTTATTAGGTGTGGAATGCAATATTATTGTTGATGGTGCTGTTATAGCTAATCAAACTGTATCACTTGTGGCAGGAACACAGAACTTTAATCCTCAGTATGGTTTTGTAATTAATAATGTAGCAACTGAATTTATTGAAGTTGGACGGCCTTATACTATTGAAGTAACTACTTTGCCCGCAGAACCTAAATTAAGTTCCGGTGTTGTAGTCAGTAGAAAACGTAGAATATTAGAAGTTACTACTCTAGTTGATAGAACACAAAATATAGCCGTTAATGGCACCGAGTTAGCTATAGGAAGTTTTCCTTATGTGCTAGGGACTGCCCCTACTACATTTACTGGCAGAAAAAGGTTAGCTCCTTTTCTAGGGTATACGGATACAGCTTCAATAACATTTACAATGACACAACCTCTATTCGCTACAGTTTTAGCGGTGGAGTACAAATTAAGTACGGGACAATAACATGGCATTTTTAGCACCAGCTCTAGCGGGAGCAACAACATTACAAAAAGTAAGTATGGCTCTTTCTGCTTTTTCAGCAGTTATGAAAGTTAAGGAAGGAATGGACACAAAAAAGGCCTACAAAACTCAAGCTGCTTACGCTGAACTAGAGGGAAGAGTTGAGGCGGTAAAGGCTAAAGAACAAGGCACAGAACAACTGAAAAATACAATTAGAGCTTTAGCCTCTGTAAGTGCCACGGCTTATGCTGGTGGATTAGAACCAACAATAGGTACGCCTCAAGATATTGGAACATTTAATGTTTTAAATCCTGGAATAAATGATTTTATCACTTCTAAAGATAATGAAGCTATAGCCCTATCATCAGCCGCAGGTAAAGCCGCAGACTTGAAGGCAGCGGGTAACAAGGCAATGACCGGTGCTTTAATAAGTGCTGGTACTAGTTTGGCCTCAACTGGTTTGCAGTTATCAAGTATTGGTCAGCCTGGCTCCTACATGGTTTCCGGTTATACAGATAACAAAGGTCTTGGAGTTGCTTAATGGCACCACGTTCTAGATATAGAGGAATACAAAGACAGATAGGCACGAGAAGCTTTCAAAGCCCTACAACTTACAGTATCCAAGAATCTAAAAATACTACACGTATTTTAACAACTGCTCTAGACAGTATGTCGAATTATTTTATGAAACAAGCTTCTAATATAGCGGAGATTGAAGGAGCTGAGTATGGTGCCGCAAATACACCTACAGTAGAAGAATACAAAAACTTGGTATCTCAAGATATAAATCCATTGGAAAACATAAATCGTAATACAGTATTTGGGGCTGCTGCCTATAATAATATAACAAAAACGCTCAGTAATAATTTAACAATTAGTGCTAAAAAACAGATGGATGAATTGTATTTATCTGCCGAAAAAAACATTATTAGTATTGATGAGTTTGAAAAAGATTTAAATTCTATTATTAATGAAACATCAAAGTTAGCTAATACTGTTTCTCCAATAGTAGAAAAAAACGTAACGTCTGATTTAAATATAGCTGCAAATGGTCATTATTATAAATATGGATTAAAAATAAATAAAGTTACTAGTGCTAGCCTAAAAGGTGCAGCGACTTTAGTTCTAGATGACCACCTTAATACTCTAGATAATAAAATTTTTGCGATACTTCCAAAAGATGGGAAGCCAATAGATAGTAAAGAGTTAGCCCAAAAGATATACGGCAAGGGTGGTATCAGAGATACCTTGTTGCAACAATATAGCAGTACCATGATTGGTGCTAGATTTGAAAGGGCAGCTTTTAAATCAGGTATTAAAGATTGGAATACCGCTTTTGAAACAGCTATGTTTTCAACAATACAAACACTTGCTTTTAACAATTCCAAAGATCTATCTGATATTACTGATGATTTAAGGCGTGGCAAAGCAACTGGTGACCCTAAAATTGATGCATTGATTTCCGGTTTATCGCTTGATGAAAGACAAAGGTTAGCAACAAAAATAAGCACAACCGCAAGCGATCAAAATCAAATAGAAGATTTAATGAGTGATGAAATAAATGAAGCTAGTAAGGAGGCTGCAACACAATTAGAAATCGAAATAACTAATGATATTGAGCAAGGTCAATCTCAGGATATAATAAAGGAAAAACTGCATAGATTAAAAAAGTTAGTTGATCTAGATGAAAACGATAACGCTTGGGAAACATTAACAAAATTAAATAATAAATCAGGTGGCGTAAGAACAGTTAGTGATCCTACTGTATTAAAAGATCTTACAAGAAAAGCTGGTTTTGGTACATTGTCATTTAATGAACTGAATAAATCATATAATTCTCTTACCACAAAAGATTTTAAAACACTTTTAGGAACATTAAATAGCCAACAAAAAGAAGGGTTTGCAGATGCTAGAGTAGTGTTAGCAAAAGAATTAGGCTTTTTAGTGGATAGAGAAATTACTGATAAAGATGATCCTCAATATGCAAAGGGTGAAGTATTTGTTCAAATTTTAGGTAAGCTCCAGGAAGAAGAACTCGTATACAATAAAACTAAGGAATCGCAAAAAGTTCCATTTAATCATGTGAATAGAGTTAAGGAGTTAGCCAAAGTAGACGGCGAAATGATTTTACAAAAAATTTATACTGACAAGAAAGACTCTTTTAAAAGAAACTATTTTGATACTTTTGCAAAAGATTATCCTAATTTATTTCCACCTAACACTCCTATGACAAGAGAAAATGTTATTAAGATGCAAAATAAATTAGAAGACATGTTGACTGATGAAGAGCAAAGATTTGGAGCTTTTAAATCCGGAACCAACAAAAGAGAAATAGATTTGATAACAAAATACATCTCAATTACTAAAGGTATGTTACAAGAAGAAAGGTTTGTGGAATGATTATTCTTGATGAAGATCAGATATTAACAGAAATCTTTACAAGTAACATTCTTAGGGAAAAAGGTGAAAACCTTAATATTGCTATTTCAGAAAATGGCACAAACATCACTAAGCAAAAAACTTTTGTTGATAAAGCCGTTGATGTAGTTAAGGCAGCCCCAGGTGCTATTGGTGATTTTGGTGTTGGTGTTGTTAAAGGAACTCCAGTTGGTGCTAGTAAGTTTGGTACTGAAATAATGGACACAATAACCAATGGAGCTTACAGCGAATCTTTTATCCCTTACATAGAAGAAAAATTACCTATTATAGGTGATATAAACAATTATATTAATAATCTTTTAAAGCCTGAAGGAACTGCTCAAGAGGTAGGATCTGCATTAGGTGAAGGTGTTGGCCAGGTGGTATTACCTGGAGCTATGGCATCCCAAGCCCTAAAGGGTGCAAACTTAGGATCTACATTTTTGAGAAATGTTTTAGGCTATGGTAGTGCAGAAGCATTAGGAATAAATGCACAAGACCAAGGTTTATTAGAATTAGGAACCTCCTTCTTTGTGTCTAATGACAATTTAAAACAAGAAATAATAAACAGCCTAAAAGCTAACGAAGACCAATCTGTATTGATGCAGAAACTACAAAAGGCCCCACAAAGGTTTTTTGAAGGAGGTGTTGTTGGTGAGGCATTAGGCAAAGCCGTAGAAGGTGTTGGTGTGTTGTATAATGCCATGAAAGGTAGTGATAAGATTAAGAATGCCTTACAAGGCGTTGGTGAAAAAGCACAAAGAGAATTAGATTTAGAACAAGGAACTACATCATTATCATCTATGGGTGGTGGCGAAATAAACACAGCTATAAATAAAGCTTTAGCAAAACTAGCTCCTGGCAAAGGTATACCTTTTAATAAAGAAGTAACTGACAATAATGTACGTCTACATAAAATGCGATTGGATAAAGTTGCAGAAGGTATAGAATATCCTGGTGGCCCAAAAAACGAAAGAACAGTTATAAAATCACCAAATGACAAATTACCTGACTTTGTTGTAGGAAAAATAACTTTTGATGATTGGATTCAAAGAACTGAAAAACTTCTTACTAAAGAAGAAATTATGACTGAAAAAGATTGGTACGATGATGTTTTTAAAGAGTTTGATAAACTAGCTGGAGAAGATCAAGCAACATTACGAAAAATTGGTGAGGCTTGGTTGTCTGCACAACAAAACGAAACACCAGCTACAGCTATGACAAACGTACTACACATATTTGAACAATTTAAAAGAGGTGTTCCAAGAAGTGAAGTATCAGGTAAAGGCCTTCCTTCAGCAAATAAAATAGCTTCGGATATAATTTATGGTGAAAAAATTACTGGTGGAGCTGGCCAAAAAATTTCTGATTTTATAGATAGTGGTTACAAAAAAACAACTAGGTCTATAATGGGTAACAATCCTGATGGTGGATCTCCTTTTGTTGTCGATGTACACACAGCAAGAGATACTGGTTTAGTAGACAGAAAATTAGTTAATCATCTAAAACGTCTAGGGTATGAGGTTCCTGATAATCTTATAATAGATGTTGGTGAAGGTGGCATCAAAGGTCCTATGTACGAAAACAGAGCTATCTTTGGAAGAGAATTAACAGAACATTTAAATTCAATTGGTTGGCAAGGCAAAAACGATTGGACACCACAAGAAGTACAAGCAGTTGGCTGGATGGCTTTATCAAACAAACTTACTGGTGAAGGTGGTAGAAGTGGTAATACTGCTACAGCTATGACAAGAAACACATCTAGAATAGCAATGGAAGTTGATCCTGGCAAAGGGTCACCTTGGGCAGAAAAATATGGATCAAGATATAATAATCTTTCTGAAGACCAAAGAATAAATATTAATAATATTGTTACTAAAAAGGCTGTCGATCTTATATCCAAAGATGAGGGAGCTACTCTAAATACAGTAATTCATGGACAAGGTGGTTGGAAGCAATATTCAAATCCTTCTACAGTTATGCAAGGCCCTGTAACTTTTGATACAGCAAAACAAGTAGCTAATAAGCTTGGTTACGTTTTAAATCAAACAGAAGTCTTAGTACACCAAATGAAGCCACTTACTAAAAATCCACAAAACTTTAGTGTTATGTTGGTATCAAAAGGATCAAGTGTTACAGAAAAAAATAATTTAGACACATTAATGAAAAACTTAATGGAGCTTGATGAAAAAGGGATTGTAGCACAAGGATATCATCCAATAACCCTTCAAGATGGTCGTGTCGGTGTAAATATAGTAATTACAAAACAAACTCTCACAGATGCAAAAAAAGCCAAAGTAATCAAATCAGAGAAAGAAGGAAGAGAATATATAACATCTTTTGTTGAAAACGATTTAAGTAAAATGACTGATGACTTGAATTTTGATGTTGATGTAGATATAATGGAGAGCAATGCCGAGTTTGTTGGCAATAACTGGGAAAAGGATATTACTGGTGGCAGTTACAAAAATAACATTCGTGGAAACCGAGGAACAAATGCCGAAGTTGATGGAGAGTCAAACCTCGATCTTATTGGGAAAGAACTTGAGGAAATCTTCTCAGGAGAAATCTCCAAGGCAGAAGGAAAAAACAGAACAACCGGAGGAGTAGATTCTGAAACTCCTAACTTAGGGGATGAAGATGGCTCTAATTGATAAGTTTATCAATGTTTTAAAAGCTGGGGAAAAAGCTCAAGCTAAAATTACAAAAGATAGATTGCCTACTGACGAGCTTACTTTGGGTAAGTCAGGTGCAACCTTCAAAGCCGTTGATGATAAAAACATTGATGCATTTAACCAAGCGTTAAAGGAAGAAGGTTATCAGGGGCCTGGTATAAATCTACAGCGTGTAGGTGAAATATTATCAGAAAAACTAGATGGCAAAATGCAAACTCTTAATATGGAAGAGTTGATACTGGCCATCACTAAAGACAACGAGCAATTTTTTAGATTTTTAAAAAGAGACCCACAAAGCCTTGAGGATGTAGTTGCTACAGCAAAAGGTATGGGGCTAGACAATATTGCATATGATCTCCTTAAAAGAAAACCTGGAGAAGTTTTGCCAGTTGAGCATCTTGTTGGGGGCATGTTGTTAATAGCATCGCAAGGTAGAAATTTAGACAGTATTGCAACAAAAATTAAAGGAATGCCTAGGAACGAAGAAAGGGTAAATTTATACAAACAATTTAATATAAATATAGGCATTATGAAAAACCTTATTGGTCAGGTTAGTGGTGTGGGTTCTGAGAGCGGTAGAACGCTAGGTATATTATCGGCTATGAAAAATCTTACAGATATCGATATTGCAGAGTTTTATGCAAAAGCAGATAGAATAATGCCTACGGAAGATCATGATTACATAGATGCACATATAGAAATGTTTGCCACTTTACCAAAGCCAGGACGTATGGAGTTTGCTAAACAAGGCATATTATCTAGAGGTTATGACGTATTGATGGAAATATATATTAATGCCCTACTATCTTCACCAGTAACACATGTAGTTAATATGGCTGGTAATGCTATATATTCTGCACAAAGAACAATAGAAACTGGATTAGCTGGTCTTATAGGCGAAGCTAGATCTAAAATGGGTATTGGCGGCAAGATTGGTGATAGAGTTTATTTAGGAGAGTTTAAAGCTGAAGCATACGGAACCAAAATGGCTTTTCATGATGCATTGAAGAGCATGGCACTTACACTTGCTGTTGAGGGGTCTGAGAATACAGCAACAAAAATTGATTTGAAAAATCTTACTGCTATAGGAAACACAGATAATGTTAGAGAAGTACTAGAGCAAATACGTAATATTAAAGGAGGTAGTCCAGTTGAATTTGGCAAGACTGCCTTGATGCCAGCTTTAAACACGATTGGAATAATGACTAGAATGCCAGGTAGATTTCTAGCCTCAGAAGATGCATTTTTTAAAGTTATTACTGAGCGTAAAGTTTTATATAGAGAAGCTTTTAGAAACCAGCAAATCAAATATGAAACTCTTATTAGAGGTGGTGTTAGCAAAGAAAGGGCCACACAAGAGGCTATGGATTTATACGTAGATATTATTAAAAACACAGATAAGTACGATGATATCAAACAATTAATGACACAAGAAGCAAGGCAAGCTACTTTCCAGGAAGATCCTCAAGGTGCTTTTTCAGCATTAGTAAGAGCATCTAATATACCAGGTGCAAAAGTAATAATACCATTTTCAAAAACACCAACAAATATTGTTAAAGCAGTTCTTGATAGGACATTAAATTGGTCTCCTATATATAAACAATTAAAGAAAGGAGAAACTGGGGTGGAGTTTGACAAGGCTTTATCCAAGTTACTATTAGGTAATACTATATTTGGCAGCATGATTTATTTAGCTATGGGAGAATATGGCGATAATATAATAATAAATGGTAGTGGCCCAAGTGATCCTAAAGCAAGAAAATTTAGTGAGGCACCACCCTACTCTATAGGATTTAAGCAAGATAACGGCTCTTATGAATATTATACTTTTTCAAGGTTTGACCCTTTATCAGGTATTTTAGCGATGGCTTCTGATTATGCTTACTATGCACAAAACTCAGGAGATGCAGATATGGTAAGTCTAGAGAATATATTTATGTCAGGTGTGTTAGCTGTTGCTGAATACTCAATGAGCTTGCCGTTCTTACAAGGTATATCTGAATTGCATAATGCTAGTTTTAACCCACAAGGAACTACTGAAAAATTTATAGAACGTATGCAAATATACCTAGGACAAAAGGTTGGTGGCGTTACTACGGCAACTAATGATTTTATTAATAAGTTTTTACCAGGACAACCTCTTATAGGTGCTAATTCATTTACCGCAACATTAGAGAGAGTAGGAAACCCTGATGCATCTAACGTAATGTTAGACGAAGAACAATTGATAAAAATAGAAGACTCAGGACTTCCAAATGTTATGAGAGGTTTTTACATGGCATTAAACCAGGCCAAATCTAGAAATCCAGTATTTAGCAATCAACTCCCCCCTGCCCTCAACTATTGGGGAGAAGTTAGGCAGCAAACATCCGGAAAAATAACTGATTATTTTAACCCTATAAAAATAGTAGAGGTTGGTTATGATGCCGTTAACAATGAACTTAGAAGTTTAGCTGAAAGAGGGTATGGGGTTTTTCCTGGTCACAAAAAAAGATATGAAGGCAATTATTTTACTGGGGAGGAATATAACAAATATATAGAGTTGTTTAATACAATAAATGTGGTTGATGCTAACAGAGGATTATATTTAACAAAAGAAGATCCAGGCTGGAGACCTGAGAATACGATAAAAGAAAAATTAAGAATTAAAATAACTGATGAAATGTCAGGATATTCTAAGTTAAGTGGTGACGAGAAATTTGCAGAACTTGATTCTATAAGATCTAAGTATTCTACTGGAGCTATAAAAAAATTATTTGAATTAATGCCTAGTACTAGGATAAGAGTTGAAGATCCCGCTAAGCTAAGTTTAGGTGGATCATAATGTACTTTAACATATTTTCAATATACTGTATAAATTCTAGAGAGGTATACTAGTTTGGCTACATATGACGTTATACAAAGAGAAAGAAAAGTACAGCTCCAGGGCAATGGAACTGCTGGCCCCTTTCAGTTTTTATTTCAGATAGAAAGCTCTTCGCATCTTAAAGTTTATGTAGATGATGTTGAAAAACAAGAAAGCAGTCATTACACAGTTACAATAAATGCGGATGGATCAGGAGGCTCGATTAGTTTTACATCAAGCAACTTCCCTACTAGTTCTGAAGTAGTCACATTAATATCAGATATACCATTATCAAGAACATCTATTTATACATCAGGTGGTGATTTAACTGCTCAGTCATTGGAGAGTGATTTTGACACAAGTATGTTCATACATCAGCAAACCAATGAAGAAGTTAATAGGTCAATAAGATTACCGGAGTATGATGTTGTTTCTAGCGATACAATGATATTGCCCGCTAAAGCTGACAGATTAGGAAAAACATTGGGCTTTCATAGCACAACTGGTGCTATAGAATTAAAAGGTGATTATATCATATCTATATCATCTGATTCCGGATCAGGTACTGTAGATACTCACAATAGCGAAACTTTAACGATAACTGGTGGTGAAGGTATAGACACTTCTTTATCAGGCCAAACATTCACAATATCAGGTGAAGATGCATCAACAACTAATAAGGGTATAGCTAACTATAGCTCAACATATTTTTCTGTTAATACTGGTACTGTATCTCTTAGACCTGATCAGTATGCTATAAGCAGTATAGGTGCTAATTCTACAAGATATCTTGATATGTCAACTCTTAACGAGTTTAAATTTACATTTGATAGCACTCATAGTTTAAGTCTTTACAAAGACGAATTTACTCTTGGCAACATAATTTATAGAGGTATGGGAATTAGTGTAAATGAAACCAACGAGGATTTTTTTGTTAGAGTAAATGATGGTGGAACTAATAGATATCCCTTTATTATTGATGGTGGCACATCAGAAATAAGAATTACTAGTACGGATTTAGAGCTTAATGACACTAATTTAATTTTAAGAAATAACACTACACCCTACGGAGATGGAATAACTTTACAACCTGATCCGTCATTAAATTCATCTCATACAATCACGCTACCTAATGCAACTGGAACTATTTTAGTAGATGATGGAAGTGGTAATGTTAGTATAAGTGGAAATCTTACAGCTAATAACAACCTTACTGTAACTGGCGATCTTACAGTCAACGGAACAACAACAACTGTTAATACCGCAACTCTAAGTGTAGAAGATCCATTAATATCTTTAGCTAATGGTAACAATAGTACTGATTCAGTAGATATAGGATTTTATGGTTTATACGATACTACTGGCAGCCAGGATTTATATGCAGGTTTTTTTAGAGATGCGAGTGATGATAAGTTTAAATTATTTAAAAGCTTACAAACAGAACCAACAAGCACAGTCAACACAAGTGGAACTGGTTATACTACAGCAACTTTAGTATCAAACCTTGAAGGGAATGTTACTGGTGATTTAACCGGCAACGTAACCGGTGATGTAACTGGCAACTTAACTGGCAACTTAACCGGCAACGTAACTGGTAATGTAACGGGAGATGTGACCGGAGATTTAACTGGAAACGTAACCGGAAATGTTACTGGAAATATCACCGGAGATGTTACTGGTGCTGTTACTGGAAACGTAACTGGCGATGTTACTGGTAACCTTACTGGGAATGTAACTGGAGACGTAACTGGTTCTGTTACTGGTTCTGTTACTGGAGACGTTACTGGTAATTTAACTGGTAATGTAACTGGTAATGTAACTGGTGACGTAACTGGAGATTTAACTGGGAATGTTATAGGTGATGTTACTGGGATTACTTCTCTTATTAATTCTAATTTAGTTGTAGGTATAGATACAAA